AAGCGCAAATGCAAATGCAACAGGTTACGCCTGTGGAAGCTCAGCAATTACAGATGCAGATGCAGATGATCATAGATCAATACGCTTCTCCAATTATGGCAGAGCTTTCTGCTCAGTTCTTGCAATCAATCGGTCAAGGATCTTCTGATGCTGATCCGCTGGTTGCAATCAGACAGCAAGAACTTGCGTTACGAGATAAAGAGCTAGACCAAGATCAAAACCAGTTTGCTCAAAAGCAAGCTGCAAGAGCTGCTGAAAAAGCGCAAGACGTTGCAATTGACAATCAAAGGATTTTTACTCAGCAAAACATAGCCGATGACAAGCTTGGCTTGGCGCGTGACCGTTTACAGCAGCAAGAAGATTTGAAACTATTAGAGATTGGTCAAAACCGAGGACAATAAATGACGACTAGTTACATTCGAGAGGCGCAAAAAGAACTCAAGGCGCAGAAAGCTTTGGCGCGAGAAGCTGAAGCATTAGCTCTTTCTGAAGCAAATGCGAAAGCTGCAAAAAAAGAGGCTGAAAACAATGAAAGGATTGCTAGGAAACTAGCAAGGATTGCTGGTAACCCTGTTCCAGAGCCTGAGTCTCAGCCTGAGCCTGAAGCAGAAGAGGCCGTTGAAGAAAAGCCTAAAGTTAAGGCGGCTCCAAAGAAAAAGAAGCCAGCGAAAAAGAAGTCTAGTTAATGACTTTAGGAAGATCGCAGTTCAGCAAACTTACTAAAAACGCACCGAGGACTAAAATGGGCAAAGCCAAAAAAGGAAAAACATTTCCAGATCTTAATAAGGACGGAAAGATAACCCAAGCCGACATTCTTAAAGGTCGAGGCGTCAAAGGGATGGCGAAAGGCGGTATCGTTATGAAGGCGCGTGGCGGCGGCGCTGCTACTCGCGGCTTAAACTTTGTGATGCCGAAAGACTAGCCTTGGACAGCATAGACTTTGTCGATCATGTTAAAAGATCGATAGAAGAGCGGAAAGAGCGCATTCAAGAGACTTTGATGTCCGGCTCTTTAGAAAATATGGAAATGTATAAATATTTGCAAGGCGAATTGAATTCTTTATATTATATCGAAGGTGAAATAAAGGAATACATCAAAAGGCAGTCATGAGCGAAGAAAAAGTAGAACCGATAGATATTAGCGCAGCATATGTTGACCCCGAAGAGCGTGTCGTAGACCCGTCTTTACTGGATCAATCGTTAGTTGAAAGAATGCCCCAGCCAACGGGCTGGCGTATGCTGGTTCTACCTTTCCGACCGAAGCCAACTACGAAAGGCGGGATCTTGCTAACTGAAGACACGCTGAATCGTGAAGGCTTAGCCACTGTGGTTGCCCTTGTTGTGAAAATGGGGCCAGATTGTTATGCGGACGAAAAAAGATTCGGAGGCAAGCGCTGGTGCGAAGAAAAGCAGTGGGTGATGATTGGCAGATATTCCGGCGCTCGGTTCAAGCTGGGCGATGGAGGCGAGTGCAGGATTATTAATGATGATGAGGTAATCGCCACCATATTGGATCCCGAAGATATTGTGAGTCTATAAATGATTGAAAATAACGCACAAGAGCAGGAGCAACTAGAAGTATCGATCGAGGATGACGGTCAAGTTGCAGCGCCTGAGTCAAGCGAAGACGAGCTGGATCGGTATACTAAAGGTGTAAGCAAAAGGATTAACAAGCTTAATCAAAAGACCAGAGACGTCGAGCAACAAAACGCAATGCTTGCAAATCAGTTGGCGCAGGTTCAGGCCGAAAACGAAAACATGAGGCGCCAACAGCAGATCAACCGATCGGCCATGCTGGTTCAAGAAGAAGAGAACATGAAGTCCGAAGAGCAAAGGGCTGATGATCTTTATAAGCGAGCAGTTGATTCCGGCGATGCCGAAATGATGAAAGAAGCGACCAAGCTTCAAGGCAAGCTGGAAATTAAAAAAGAAAAGCTACGAGTCGCTCGAAGCAGAGAAGGTCAAGAAGCTCAACAAGTTCTGCCTGAAGAAAACTATCAGGCAGCGCCACAGCAACAACAATCTGTGCAACCAGTGCAGCCTTCTCAACGCGCAAAAGATTGGCATGCCAAGAATGCTTGGTACGGAGATGAAAACTCAGATCATCCTGAATATGACAAGGAAGCATCTGAGTGGGCTTTCTTTAACCATTACAAGCTGGTTAATGAAGGATACGAGCCGGATACAGAAGAGTATTTTGAAGAACTAACTAACAGAGTTTACAAGTATCATCCTCATTTGCAGAAAGCAGATGAGGAGGTCGAGCAAGAGAATAGCAACCCACCTGTGCAAAGAGTTGCTTCTGCCCCTGCTGGGGGTCGACAAAAAACACAAGCTAAGAAGAATGGTGTCAGGTTTACCTCCTCCGAGTTGGAAAACGCAAGACGCATGAAACCGCACGATATGAGCGATGAACAGTGGTTGCAGCTTGTAGCCCGTGAAAAGCAAAAGATCGAAGCGAGACAGGCTTCTTAAAATGACAACTCAAGAGGAAAACAAAATGACAACCAGAAGTTCCCGTGACTCCGAGAATCACGATAAATCTACTCGACAAACACACTGGACGCCCAGAAGGCAATTAGAGGCTCCGCCAGACAGACCGGGATTCCGGTATCGATGGATTAGAGAATCTATGCTTGGTTCAGAAGACAGGAGTAATGTATCTAGACGTTTGAGGGAAGGGTTTAAGCTCGTCAGAGCAGAGGATCTTCCTGAAGAATGGCAAGACTACATGGACTGTGTTGATGAAGGACGTCATTCAGGTGTGATTTTTAATCAGGGATTACTTTTGGCTGAAATACCTGAAAACATGGTTGAAGAGCGAAGTGCTTATTACGAAGGTAAAACTCAAGATGCGAATGACGCGCTTGACAATACTATGTTCAATGAGACTCGCGGAGACAATCGTTATGTCAAGTATGATCCAGAAAGATCCACTAAAGTAACTTTTGGAAAACGATAGGAGTTTAACAAATGGCGAATAAAGACGCTGCATTTGGACTAAAGCCTGTTAAGATGATGGGAGGCGCACCATACAGCGGTGGCCAATCTCGTTATCGCATAGCCAGTAACTATGGCACCAAAATCTTCCAAGGCGACACTGTAAAGCAGGTAACCGGCGGAACTATTGAACGAGTTGGCGCAAGCTCAACTGTACCTTTAGTTGGTGTTTTTAATGGTGTGCAATACACGGACCCCACCACAGGAGAACAGGTATACAAGAACTATTACCCAGCAAGCATTGTTGCTGATGACATTATAGCTTTTGTAATTGATGACCCCAACGTGGTTTTTGAAATACAAGGAAACGCTGCATTTCCAGTGGCCGACCTCTTCGGCAACTTCGATGCAGTCGATCAATCAACCACAGGTGACACCAGCTCAGGCAGGTCCAATATGGAACTTGCTGTTTCAACTGGTGCTACCACAAACACTCTTCCATTTAAGGCAATTGATATTTCGGAAGATCCCAACAACAATGACGTTAGCGCGACCAACACCAATGTTTATGTGGTTATTCAAAACCACATCATGGGTCAAGGTTCTGCTGGCCTAGCGTAAGGAGATAACCAATGGCGATTTCAAGATCGGCGCTAGCTAAAGAGCTAGAACCCGGATTAAATGCGTTGTTTGGTCTTTCCTATGACCAGTATGACGCTGAGTACGCGGCTATTTTCAGTCAAGAAACTTCAGATCGAGCTTTCGAGGAAGAAGTTTTGATAACTGGATTCGGTGGCGCACCAACTAAAACTGAAGGCGCTGGCGTGTCATTTGACAACGCTTCAGAGTCTTACAGCGCTCGATACACTCATGAAACGGTAGCGTTGGCATTCGCGTTAACGGAAGAGGCGCAAGAAGATAATCTTTATGACTCTCTCGGCAAGCGATATACCAAAGCCCTCGCTAGATCCATGGCGAACACCAAAGAAGTAAAAGGTGCAAATGTATTGAACAATGCATTCTCATCAAGCTTCACTGGTGGTGATGGAGTTTCTCTGATCAACACAGCGCACCCCTTAGCAGGCGGCGGCAGTGCTGCTAATAGGGCTAGTACAATGGCCGACCTAAATGAGACTAGCCTCGAAGACGCGTTGATTGACATCAGCACGTTTACGGACGATCGCGGACTGACTATCTCTGTTAACGCAACAAAACTTGTGGTTCCACCACAGCTTGTTTTCGTTGCTGACAGGATTCTGAACAGCCCCGGAAGGTCTGGTACTGCTGACAACGATATCAACGCGATTGCGAACACTGGGGTACTTCCCGGTGGTTACACGGTCAATCACTATCTGACTGACCCTGACGCATTCTTCTTGTTGACTTCGGTTACCGAGGCAGGAGAAGGCTTGAAGATGTTCCAGCGTACAGCGATGGAAACTTCTATGGAGCCAGACTTCAGCACTGGTAACATCAGATATAAGGCAAGAGAGCGTTACTCTTTTGGCTTTTCTGATTGGCGTGGAGTTTACGGCTCACAAGGCGCGTAATCCAAACCGCACTAAGAAAGAGGGCTTCGGCCCTCTTTTTTTTGCTTAAATATGTGTGTACAAACATTTGCATAACGACACGGGATAATTGTATAATGGCCTTGCTTTCAACAAACAAGGAACGGATACGATGGAATTAAATCTAAATTGGTCAGAAGAAACAGTACATACAGACGGACGCTTCGTCAGTACTGCTTTCCCTACCCAAGAATTTTGGCAGGTATGGAGAGAGAAGAAAGCAGCAGTCAAGGCTGCTGGATATTCTGTTCGCAAGATCGACAACGCATGGGTTGTAACCAGATACCGCGACAACGTAGAAGCCATTCAAGACTCTCAAGCAACTTCATCTGAGATAGACGTACCGGTTCCAGAAGGTCTTGACTACCTTCCATATCAGAAAGCAGGGATCGCTTACGCATTGCAAAGAAACTCTGTTTTGATCGGAGACGAAATGGGTCTTGGTAAAACCATTCAGGCGATCGGCGTCATGAATGCTACTAACCCAAAAACTGTTTTGGTTGTTTGCCCTGCTTCATTGAAGATCAACTGGAAAAACGAAATGACTAAATGGTTGGTTGCTGATCGTGACATCCAGATCGTTAATGGTGGCGGCGAGCAGATCCCTACTAACCCTGACGTTGTTGTGTTT